TAATAAGAGTAATAAGAGTAATAAGAGTAATAAGAGTAATAAGAGTAATAAGAGTAATAATATAAAAACATCATAAATATTTAATTATGATGTTTTCAATAATAAATGTTCTATTTTATTTTTATAGTTATTCTATGAAAAATAATATTTTATCAACAACAAATTTACATTCAAAAAAAACCTCAGGAAATGATGAAAGATATGAAACAGATGTAGATGAAACATATGTACATGAAAAAATATATATTTTGCGAAAAAATTTCGAAAAGAAAAGATTATTAGACATTCTTCAAAACGAAAATGTATCTATAAATTCTAAACTAGAAGAGTTAAAAGATAACAGATTTACACCACCTGATATAAAATCAGGCGGATTATTTAATGATTTTGATTTTGAGTTTTGATTATATTTCTTCACATTCATCTTCTTCTTCGCAGTCTATTTCTTTATCAACTGTTCCAGGAGCATTTTCCTTAATGTATTTTTCTAGATACCTATAAATTCTATTAATGTCGAGTTTACCGATTTCATAATTTTCAAACAAAGATAAAATATGATTATCATCATATTTATTTTTAAGGTCAATAAAAAACCCGAATAAATCTTTTTTATCCATACCTAATTTTTGACATAACTTTTGTATAAAAAGAGAATTATTATATTCTGTTGAATATTTGGTTAATACCTTAGTAAATCTCACTTCGGGCGGGTTATATTTTTGTTTCTTGTAAAATTTTTCATGATATAATTTATTATTTTTAAATGTTTTAATAAGAGAACTCATTTCATTAAATTGCCATATTTGCTTTTGAAAAGTAATTCTATCAATATAATCGGCAAAACATATATTTTCAAGCTGTGAAATATAAAATGGTATAGATTCTTTTTTGTCTATTTTATCTATTACATCAATAATATTTTCGTGCCATAATAATCCAACACTTGTTCTATCTGTTTCATTCATTATATTATTATGTTCATTAATTGTGAAGTGATTATTCAAAAGCTTAGTAGTGATTTTTTTAGTGTCATCATTATATGATTTAATTTGAAATAGATTTTCAATAACCTCGGTTTTAAAAATATCCGGTTTATTTTTTTGTAAATTATGAACGCAATTAATTTTCCTTAAGTCTCCTTGGACATAATTAATAACTTTATTTTTATTATTTGTGTCAATATCAGGCAAAAGTGTTTGAACAATTTGTGAAATTTGTGGTATGGTTGGTGTTTTTAGTTCAACCGTATTACACACTTTCATAAGCTCTTTTATTTTTTTATCAACGCGATAATTACCTATACAAATAATTGGATTTATAGTAACCTCTTCAAGTCTTTGTTTTTTAGTTTTTTTTGGTCTTATAAGTTTAATTAAAGTATTAATTCCTCCTTTGTCTCCATTATTCATTCCATCAATTTCATCCATAATAATTGCGATTTTGCGTATTTTTTTATTAAAAAGACTCATAATATTTGTATCAGACATGGTATGCTTTGTAATATCTTCAATGACAGACGTGTTTCTGATGTCTCCTGCGTCATATTTAATTATATCATAATCAAGCTGTTTTAAAATATTAGTTACAAATGTTGTTTTTCCTGTTCCTGGGTCTCCATAAACATAAATCCCCTTTTTAATCAATACATTATTTTTATTTTTTTCAAAAGAAACAAGAATATCTTTAATACTATTAGCCTTCTCTTCTCTGCTTAGGATTTTATTTATGTTTAAGTCATTCATCTTATATATTTAATAATATTCTTTTTATGTAGATTTTTACATAATCCAAGTTTTTTTATAAATCCGTTTATTAATTTTATACAATTACTAGAATCATTTTCAAAACAAAAATTTGCCACAAAAAAGAGATAATTTTTAAAAGTCATATTTTTATATCTATAATTTTTAATTAAAAACCATTTTGAGTAATTTTCATTTACTATTCTTTCAAAAACAAACTCATTATCTCTCCTGATTACGTCACGTATGTAATTGTCAAAATTGTGAATATACGTTTTAATGAGTGAATGATATAAAATATAATGAGTTTTATCTAGAAAAATAAGGCTTTTTTGTGGTATATATTCTTTAATTACATTTATTAATTCTTCTGGTAATTTATTTATGTAAATTAAGATTTCATTTTCATTCATTATAAATATATATTCTTATATTTATAATATTTAAAAATATACTATAAAGTATAGTAATGTTTCAACTAATATTTGGTCTCTTAATTATAGTTTTTGTTTTTCTAATTTTTTAAATCGCATTATTATATGATAATAAGGAAAATAATAAAGGTCTTGAAAAAAATTAACTGCTTGTTTGACACGGATTATTAACGCCATATGTTATACCATCCCAAGTAACGCCGCAGTTATTAGCCCAGGTATATTTAGCGCAAGAACTATTTTCGCCGCTAAAAGGTGGACTATTAAAATTCATTATAGATTTTTGGCAAGTTCCTAAATTCATAACATTATTGCAAATTGTGTTATTACCAGAACCATCTGCTTGCCAATAATCAGGACATTGTGAAACCATTGGAGGCCATTGGTTATTTTGGGCATTACTTAAAGCAATTCCTATAAATATTAAAGCTATTATTAAAATAATAACAGCGGCAATTAGAACTATTTTTTGAAATCCGTTCATATATAAATTAAATATATATAATTTTTTCTATTTCAGTAATATAAATGAATAAAGTAAATAATGGTCGGGTTGATATAAAAACTCCTAATACTAGTGATTTATTTCAAATGTACGATAAAATACCTGCCAATCAATGTACGACATTTAGGAATGCCACCGAAGGATTATGGGCAGAAAATGATTTATCTCTTGCCTTTTTCTCTCTACAAAATATTAAAATGCTTCAAAATGGAATACGCGCAGGTATTTATAGAAGGTCTAATGGTCAGTACTTGATTGGTGAACAAGATTGTGATTCATTAAAAATAATAATGCGTAGCGTTTTTCTTCAGTACGCAGCTAATCAGCCAAACAATATTCAACAACAAGTTGCCGAATTAGACAAAATGGTTTTGGACTATTGTATTCAGCAAGTTTATAGTGAAGCGCAAGGTTACATGAAATATATTAATGATGTAAGTACATTAGTTGTTCCTATAGCTCATCCTGTAATGCCTGATAATACAGATAGGGTGATAGAGTTTAAAACGTGGTTTTAAGTTATTTATTACATTTATTATATTTATTATTCATTTTACAATGAATCGTTTAAATGTAGTAAAATTTTTGAAAAGAATAATTAATGGATGATAAAATTGTTTTAATATGCGCAACGGGACGTTCTGGTTCTACTACTATGCAAAGGTTAATTAATACTATTCCTAATAGTAATATTTGCGGGGAGAATTTTGGCGCGATTAACAGCTTACTTGAATTTTACAGAAGAATAAAGTATTCTACAAGAAATAATATACCAGGCCACTTAAAACCGGCAAGTTTTGATGAAATTGTTTCTAAAAACATTAAACCGGCATGGTATAATTCATATAATTTTCCGCAAATTGTTCAATTAATCAAAATAACAATTGTAAATATGTTTAAAAATAAAGAAACTACGAATATATGGGGATTTAAAGAAATAAGATACGATGATGGAAATATTAAATATATAGAGGATTTTAAGGAATTATTTCCTCAAACTAAGGTTATTATTCAAATAAGAGAGAATATTGAAGCACAAAGCAAAAGTGGTTGGCATAAAAATAATAAAAATGCCGCGGATTTTTTATCAAAGTTGAATAAAGAATTAGTCGATTTTTATGGCAAACATACAGATTATTGTTACTTAACTAGCTTTGAAGGGATGTTTCATAAAGAAAACCTAAAAAATATATTTAACTTTATAGGGTGTAGAGAGAATTATAATGAGGACAAGATTATTGAAGTATTAAATAATAATATAAAGGATAAATAATGTAAAATAATGTAAAGGATAAATTAACTTGTAAAAATATTTATAAGTTAATTGTAATTTATAACTGTGTAGAAATCAACACATTGATATAGTAAGCTGTAATAACAGCAAACCCAAATGAAAATAAACTAGAAATAAATGTACTAATATTTAAAGTATTTTTTTCAGGAGAAATAAAGGAAGTAAAATCATAAAAGTTATTCAAATGAGTTATAGATAAAATATAAAAAACAAGTGGTTGTAAAACATTAGTTACCGCAGATGCTATTAGGTCTTTAAGAGCAAAACCTATGGCAATTCCCACTGCCAATGTTAAAATAGTCCCAGTTTTTTTGTTAAAAAAATTAGAAATTTTTTGAGAAAAAGTTACATTGTAATTTTTGTTCGAATTGTTTGTAGTATTCACGGGTTGGGTCGCAGTAGGCAGCTGCGGTATATTTAAGGCAGGAGTACCAACAGGATTACTAGGTTCAGTATTAGGGTCGCCAAAATTTACGTTAGAAGGGTAAAAATCAAAATTCATATATATTATAAATATTTTTATAATTCTTTTTTTAAAATTTTTTTAAAATTCCTTTTATTCATCTTCAATTACCATTAATTTTTTTCCTTCATTACTCTTTACACTTTTTTTAATAGGTCCTTTTGATACAACCTTCTTTTTACTAGACTTTCCGGTCCCATCTTCTCCACTCATAAGCCTTGCGCGCTCTTCTTTGTACTCAACGTATAAATTTCGTAAAACCTCTAGTTCTTCAATCCACATTTTATTTATAGTTTTGTTTTTAACAGTTTCTAAATCAACTTCTTTGTTTCCCTTGTCTTTTAGTAATTTTTCAACATTTTCTTCTGTTACTGAATCCATAGGCATTTTGGTTAAATATTTATATTCTTCATCATTATCAATAATGTCATACCCCTTATTAGACAATAACTCAATTACCTGCTCTTTCTTCTTTTTTCTCAAATCAATCGTACCGACTAAATTTTCTTGAATGTATCTTGCCTTGTTAGACAGTAAAACCAGTTCCTTTTCCAAAGCGGCAATCATAAAATTTTTCCTTGTTTGATAAAGCTTTAATCTTACATCATAATACGAATCAATAATATCGGAAATTTTATCGAACTTTTTAAGAGTATCCTCCGAGTCGAACAAATGCATATTAGTAGTAGAATTCGTAGTGTACAACTTCAACAATTTTTCAAGACCATTACAACCATAATCGCCTTTATTGGATTCAAATTCTTCGAGTTTACCTTTAGCAAATGTGATGGTAAAATCGACATTTGTATCTTTACTCATGTCATCATAGTCTTTTATAATTGGAGACACTTTTTTTCCATCTTTTCCAGGGGATGGTTCAATCAAGTCCTCAAGCAATTCTTTAAAATCCTCAGTCCAATTGCCTACTGGCAATTCAGTAACTTTAATTTTATCAGGTCCGATTTTTTCATATAAACCTTTAATTAAGAATTTGTCCTCTGATAGCTTTGTAACACTTCCTTTAAACCCTTCGTAATAAGGAGTAAATGGAATATCATCTTCAATTAATAACAATTTGTTTTTAATATATTCAATAATTTGAAGAGGATTGTAACACATTATATCAGTACTAAACCCGGTTCCAATTCCCTTTGACCCATTGACGAGAACCATTGGAATAATAGGAGCATAATACAATGGTTCCACTAATAAACCGTCGTCATTTAAATATTGTAATACATTATCGTCTGAGGCTGGAAATATGCTTCTGGTGATTTTATTTAGTTGAGTGAATATATATCTTTCAGAAGCACTATCTTTTCCACCTTGCAGTCTAGTGCCAAATTGTCCATTAGGCATAAACAAGTTAATATTATTTGAACCAACAAAGTTTTGCGCCATTCCAACGATAGCCGCATTTAAACTTGCCTCACCATGGTGATAACCGGAATGTTCAGAAACATATCCAGAAAATTGGGCAACCTTAATTTCGGTTGTTAAGTTCTTTTTAAATGCGGAGAACAAAATTTTTCGTAAAGATATTTTAAGACCGTCCATCAAGTTAGGAATACTTCTGTCGCAATCATATTTAGAGAAATGAATGAGTTCCCTATCAATAAATTCTTCATAAGAAACACTTGTCTTAGAAGTGTCAAGATAAGCATCTCTATCATACACTTTGAGCCAATCCTTTCTATCATCCGCTCTTTTTTTATTAAAAACCATATCAATGGCATTATCACTTTTTTCAGAATGTTCAAACCCAACAACCTTCTTTTTTTCAAAATACTCTCGAAATTCTTTACCTGTGCTTGTACCTAACCCTTTATAATATTTTATCTTCCATCCTTTACCATCATTTTCTTCCTTCCATTCGTTGTATTCGCCTTCATTATAAAAGTCCAATTCTACAGAACCCTTTTTGGCCTTCAAAATAGGAGTATTCATAAATCCGATGAATCCGTGAATGTTGGCAAGAGACGGCCACTCAGATTGAAATAGATTGATGCCCAACCCTTTAATATGACTACCATCTAAATCCTGGTCAGTCATAAATAAAACTCTTCCATATCGTAGATTTTTATATACATCTTCAATAGTTTCGTATTTTTTCCCGGTTTCTAGACCCAATATTTTTTTTATTTCAGTAATTTCTTTATTTTCGGATATTTTTTTTACCGCTTCACCGCGAACGTTAAGAATTTTGCCTTTCATAGGATAAACGCCAATATTATTACGGTCTTCAGAAGATAACCCTGAAATGATACCAGCTTTAGCCGAGTCACCTTCGCAAAAGATTATCATACATTCTCTGGATTTATCAGTTCCAGCCCAGTTCGCATCAGTTAGCTTAGGAATGCCACGGACAGACTTGCTTTTAACCCCGTCTGTTTTTTTCGCGGCCTTGTTTTCCTTTACTTCTGTTATTTGCAGGGCTGCATCCATAACACCCATTTTGGCGACTTTTTCAATAAATTTATCACTAACCTCGCACTTAGAGCCAAACTTAGAAGAAGGTGTATTCATATAGTCCTTCGTTTGACTATCAAACGCCGGATTTTCTATGTCACACCGCAAGAACAAAATCAATTGTTCTTTAATGCTATTAGGGTTCACCTTTACCTTCTTTTTCTTCTCGATAAACTCGCATAATTTGCGTGTTACTTGGTTCAAGATGTATTCAACATGCTTTCCGCCTTTAGAAGTATGGATACCGTTTACAAATGAAACTTGTGAAAATTCGTTTGTTGGAGTTAAGGCAACCGCATACTCCCATCTCTCACCGTTATCTTCGAAAACACGAGGACTCGTTGATTTATCACCAATATACATGTTAATATATTGTTCAAAATTTTTAATGGGAACAAGCTGATTATTATATTTAACCTTCAAACTTTTGTCAGTAATAGCGGCGACATCATATGTCCTCTTTTTCAATAGGGCAATAATATCAGGAGTGAGTCCGCTAATTCCTAGACGCAAATAGTCTGGCTTAAACGTAATCTTTGTATATGGTTTACTCTTACATTTTGTAATCTTCGGCTTTTCAATTTCATCAAGATTGTTTTTAAATTCTTGATAATATTTTAACCCTCTAATATGGTCTACAGTTTCAACAGAACCATACGTAGACCAAATGAGAACTAGTTTGAAACCAAACCCATTCTTTCCGCCTACAATTTTTTTCTCAGTTTTATCATAATTTGTAGAAGTTCTTAAATGACCAAAAATCATTTCTGGAATCCATATTTTGGTTTCAGGATGTTCAGCTACATCAATACCATTGCCATCGTTTAACATAGTAATGGTTCCGTCTTCTTCAATTGTTATTTCGATATTAGAAACAGGTAAACAATTTTCTTGCTTATGTAAAACTGCCTGTTGCATACGCACAACGTGGTCGCGGCAATTTACAATACCTTCATCGAATAACTTGAATAACCCAGGAATGTATTTGATATTTTTTTCGACAATTTTCTCTCCATCTTCAGAAATAATCCATAAATCCGAATCTACTTCTTCAACAGAACCAATATACGTATCTGGATTGTCCAAGATATGCTGTTTGTCGGTTTTTTGTTGATATTTGTTAGCGAGATTTACGTCAGTGGCGTTCATTTTCAATATTAATATAATTTCTATTTATACCTTTAAATAATTTCAATTTTATTATAAAATTAAAAATTATACACATTTATTATTACAAATAATATTATTCATAATAATATTATTTTTA